GTTCTTCGGACTCCTCGGCCTCACTCTTCGTATAGAGCAGAAGGTCGATGTCCTTGAGGAAATTCAGTTTTGCCAATCCAACCCGGTGTGGACGCCGGATGGATATGTTATGGTACGTGCCTATCCAATTGCGATGGAGAAGGATATGTGTACAGTCAGGGCGACGTACACTAAGGAAAAGATCCTGTTCGACTTACACCGTAATGCCGTTGGAATGTGTGGCCTAGCTCTGGCCGGCAACATTCCAATTTACGGCGCCTTTTACCGTTATCTTCGCCGTGGAGCGGAGAGTGTGGTTAACAGGCGCGGCAAAACGGTGGAGTCACTCGACGACGAGTACTCTGGCTTTAAGACACTATCACGTGGGATGGAGAACGACGGTATAGTACATCCCGATACACGTGTTAGTTTCTATCGGGCGTTTGGGATCCTGCCAGACGTCCAAGTCGCCTTGGAGAAACAGTTTGATGCTGGCCGGCCGGCGTGGTCAGCACCAAGTGTTGAAGCTGTAGTGGCTGCGGATTTATAGCGGTCGCGCCCTCCGCAGCTATGGGGTCTATGGTTGTAATACCCCAAAACGGTCCACACTAGCGTAAACAGTGTGGTTAAAATTTACGTGCTAAACAGAATGCCGAGAGACTGCACGGCGGTTCCAGTCTGGTTGACCATAGATGAACAGTCCCCGGGGTGCCGGGTGTCCCAGATTACACAATACAGTCAAACAAACAAACAATAATCAACACATGCTCAGATATGGTGGTAAAACATCCCGTGCCAGACGTCGACAGAAATCCTCGACCAGTGGTAAGATCGGGAAGCGCGAGGTTACGGAGGGGAAGGCCTGGGACTACGTCCACATGCCGTCCTGCACCCGTGACTACCTCTCGGCGCTCACCGACCCCGTCGGCATCTACTCCTTCGGGGCGCATCCCTGCGTCCCGGACTCGGTATGTCTACCATCAGTCAAGCGGTCCTACCGCGTGCGTGGCGTCTTCCAAACCGGTACCAACAACTTTGGATACGTCATGCTCAACCCCTACTTCCCTGCCAACGACAACGTCGGAATCAAGTACACCGACAACACCAACACCGCCACAGCCCCAGATTTCTTCAACGCCGTTGCTTACGGAGCTAACGATAGCTACGTCTGCGATGATTTCACTTCAGCTGACTATGACCCAACTGCGCAAAGCATGCGAGTCGTTGGAGCTGGAATTAAGGTGTGGTGGGGTGGTACACGATTGGACCTTGGTGGCTCTTACATAATGTATGAAGATGCCAGCAACCATTCGTTGTTCACTCAGAACTATGAGTTGGTGCGTCAGTACCCTGGCTGCATCGAGACGGAGATTACCAAGAAACCTGTGGAGGTTCATTGGCGTCCTCGTGCCGCGACAGATTTCAACTACAACGGCACAATCTCCGGAACCCCCCTTTGTATCATGATCGCAGCCAATTCCGCCGTGGCCCAACAAAACTTCCATTACGAACTCGTCGTTCATTACGAGTTCGTCGGGGAGTCCAACATTGGCGGCTACTCGAAGTCCCACAACGATGCCGTGGGGTTTAACGTGGTGACGCAGATTGCCAACAATGACCAGAATGTTGCAACTAAGCGTCCACAGCACGAGTGGCTCAAGAAGTTTGCTAATGCGGCACGATCCGCCGGAACCTATGTGTTGAACCATATCCCTCAGATTACTCAAGGAGCGTCTGCGCTCCTCGGGGGGAGCCCACGAGCAATGCTAACTGCTGCGGAGCAGACCGTTGCACGTGAGGTCCCTTGGATTGAAGAGTTACCTGAGGGAGCCCGAACAGGACTGATCTTGACGGCTGATGCCGTTGAGGAAGTCGCGTGACCAAAGTTGCCCTGTGGCGAGTAACGCCATGGGTCACCAGTCAATTCCCTCTGGTGTCCCATAGCACGTAGAACGTGCAACCTGTGATGTCCATAGTTGTCATGACTATGGGGGCTGCAGACACAGATGAATGTAAGAAC